TGGAGACGGACACCCCGATGCCGCGGGCGATCACCCGAACCGCATCTCCCAGGAAGATCGATTGCAGGAAGGTGTATTGCTTATACTCTTCCGTCTCAGTCACGTCGATGAATTCAACCGTCAGAGTGACAGTCGGCAGGTCGCACCCCTTGTCGAACTCATCCTGGGCTGCCTGCCGCATTTCTGCGTAACACTGATTCTTGCTCTTTTTCTCGCTACTCTTTCCCTTGGTGACCTCCTTGGCGTCCGAGACCTCCAGGTGAATCCATTTCGGGAATGGATAGTTTTCTATGAGGGGGCTGTCCACAAACCCCTCCGGCAGATACAGGATGTTGCCATCCTTGTCCTGGCCGGTGGGCATGATTCGCGTGGTGACGTCTGTCATATCCACGTCGTACTTGATGCCCGTCAGGTTCTTGCCTTGCCGGATCTCAATGTTCGTATCGTTGCCCACGCGCTCCACGACAAACACATCGAACCAGTCCCGCATGATTTCCCCGCCGTAGTTTTCGATGATACCTCCATCCCCGAGCAGGCAGTCCACGGGATTCTTGTTCTCGAAGGATACCTCTTCAGCGGTTGATGTCAGGTCAGAATAAAAGGTGAAAGGGTGTTCCGACAAACACCCTTCGGACATGCTTTGCATGACCGTTATGCCGGTATCAGAAATGCCTGGCTCAAGCTTTTTGATCATGTTATCGAGCAGGTCATAGAAAACGTGGCGGGCATAGGCGGTCACCTTGTCCAGCTCCGGGACCACCCTGTAGATGCGGAAGGGCTGGTCGCGCAGCTGACGGGCTTCCACCACCTCCGCGGCGGCCTGCTCAGGAGCTGGCAGGGTCTTGACGTAGGTCAGATAGCTGGCGGACATGTACCCGTGCTTTCCATCCGGGCAGGTAACCTCATACCAGCTGGAGGTGGTCTTTGCAAGCACGATCACCTGTGTGCCCTTCTTGTATTTCCCGAGGATTTTGTACTTCGTCCCGGTGCCGGAGCGCAGGCGCAGCGGGTCGCGGTTGGTGCTCACCCTGTACACCATGCCGCTGGTGGAGGTCTGAGGCGCGAGTTTGACCTGGGGCGTCATTGCCGCGGGAACCGGCGCTCGCACGATATATCCCTCCACGAGGCGCTGCCACTTGCCGTTGGCATCGTAAGGATGGACAATCTCCAGCTCATAACTGCCGTTCAGCGTCTCCTTGACGATGGCAGACGAGGGAGAGATGACGCCCATGCCATTGTTGGAAAAGTCAGTACAGTTCGCCGGATAAACACACAACATTGGCATCACCTCTCAGTCAATCATGCGGATAATAAACGACTACTCGACGAGCTGCGCATACTTCCCGGAGACGCAGGCTTCCTTATCCTTGTATTTCACGGAGAACCAGCCATTGTCATAGGTGGTCCCCAGGTACGGCAGACGATCCCCGGAGTGCGCAATGCCCAGCTTTTCGCCGTCCGTGTTGGGCTGGGTCCGGACGTAGCACTGCTTGTTCTTCTGAATTTCGACGTACTTCGCCTTCGTCGCTTCCACGTCACCCGGCTGTCCAGCCAGGGCAGCGGTCAGGGCCGCATGGGTAGCAGCGTCATACTTGCCGGAGGCAGACAGCCCATACGCCTTCTGGAAATTGGCGACTGCCATCTCCGTGCAATCTCCGTATTCGCCGTCTGCGCCATAAGAGCCACAGTCGAAGCCCAGGGAAATCAGGCTCTGCTGCAGCTCCTTAACATCGTCGCCTTCGGTATAATTGTAGAGCACCCGGTCGCCCAGCCTGATCACGGGATTCTCAGGCGCGGTGTAATCGATGCCCTCCAGAGCGGAGTAGTCAACCGAGCCGTAGCCGTCGATGTAAGTGGAGGACATAGAGTAGGACTTCTTCTTCACTCCACCACCGTTCGTCACAAGAGACGAAGCGCCAGACGTATTGCCTTCGATGGTATACACCTTGTTTCCCGAGACCTTGTATACGATACCGACGTGGCCGATACGACCCTTGGCACTGGAGTAGAAGTAGATCACATCGCCACGCTTCGGCTTCCCGGACCCACGCTTGATATACCTGCTGCGCTTCTTGAAAGCGCCACTGCCGGTCGGAGTGTAGTTGGTCCAAGTGTAGATGAGCTTCTTCGCGCCTTCCAGTCCAAACGCGGTGATGAACACCCAATCCACAAACGCCTGGCACCACTGGGCGCTGATGGAGCCAACGCCGGTCCATTCCTTGAGGTCGCGGTTGTACTTCGTGTAATTGCTGCTGCCCGCGTTGGCCGTTTTGTCGTCCAAGTTCTTATTAGATTTCTTCTCAAGATAGCCCAGCTCGGCTTCTGCCGTTGCGATCAGTTTATCAATTGCCTTCATGAAGTTGTCCTCCTTGTAATCATCAAAAATGTAATCATGGATTGGGCAAAACGTAAGAGTGAATCAGGCAAAACGTAAGAGTAAACCTATTGACATCCATTTCCGGCTTTGCTATGCTGGTATCAGTTGGTTGAATGCCAAAGAATGACTCGGCTCCGTTTCTTCTCAGGGGAAAGGGGCTTCCCCTACATTTTGGGGGAAATGTTTTCATGCCAGGTCCATAATCATATCTGCCATTCCTCGACGACCGGGTAGGGAATGTTGTAGTATCTCGTCGTTCTGAACACGGCGTACCAGGCCATGAATATGATGCTCAGGAAAGCAACAATCACCAGCCCGTAAATGACCATGATGATCCTGTCGTCCCGCTTCCTCTGCTTTTTGGTATAATGCTTGCTCACGGTTTCACCTCCATCCCATGATTACAAATATCTCCAGTTCGGCTGGATGACCACACTGGACACTTCTCCGGTCCAGCTGATCAGGTTGTTGCCCGGCTTGAGCCGCGGGAACTCGCCATCCATGTGTTCGTTCATCAGGGTTTGGCCGTGGTAGGCTTCCAGAATCTCGCTGTTCAGCGTAATGCCGCCCTCGATGTCGGTGAGCTCGATAAACTCTCCATTGACAATGAGCGTGATGTCGCCGCTGCCGTTCACCGCAATGACCGGCTCCGAGTAGGCGCTGCCGGGGTTCACCAGCACATTGCTGGCCGCCGTCAGCGTGATGGGCTCACCGGGATTTTCATACCAGAAGGGTTTGCAACGGAAGTTCACCGAGAACGCCCGGTGCGGATTGCCCCTGAGGATCTTCTCGAAGGGGATCTGGTTTACGATGCGGGCATAGTAAAAGCCACCCTCGCGGTTCGCAAAGGTGACCGTACCGCCGCCCTTCAACCATCCAGCCAGAACAGGAATAACGTCCGGGTCCGCGACCATGCATTTGGCCGTCAGGGTGACGTCCTCATACACATCGTCCCCCTCAAGCGTCGTCAGGCTCCCGGGCCTGCCGGGGATGTCGGTGTATGTCACACGCTCTTTCGGGATCGTCGGCGGTGGCTGCTCCAGCACATAGATACCGTGATCGGTGCAGCGCACACCGTTCCATTCAAACCAGTCCTTCATTCAGTTTCCTCCACGCAAAGAGCGCCGCCCATGTCCGGCAGCGCCCCGATTGTTTCTTGTCGTCAGATGTGGCAGTCCACGATGGTGATCAGCAGGTTCTGAGCCTTGGCCTCTTCGAGGAACGTTTCGAAGGATTCCAGGAACTTCTCCCGGCTCTCCGCCGTAGCGTCGTCCAAGCCCCACCAGCCCATGCGTCCGGTTTCATGCCACTCTCCGTCCGGGGTCAGATAAGCATAAGGCAGGAAGATCGACTGATGCTTCGCATAATTCTCCCTGGTGCCATACTGCTGGATGTAATACTTCGGCAGGAAGATGCCAAAGAAGGCGTCCTTCTCTTCCGCGGTGCGGGGCTTGCCCTCTACCGCCACTTCCCAGAAGCGGATCGCCTTCTTGTAGGCCTCCTGATCCTGGGAAAAGTCGCAATCCTGCACACGGGCAGAATCGCAGCGCCCTCTCGGGAGCATTTCTTGCTCATCGGAAGTGCAATCCGAACCATACCTGCCGGTCTTGCCCTCCAGCAGTTTCAGTTGGCCGCGCCACCTGCCGCCCACGCAGTACCAGTCCCAGCGGGCGTTGGGATTGTACCAGCGGCCAGGCTTGCCAGTCGCAGTATCGACCTCGTAGTCCTCATCTTCCTCAAAGACAGCGTAGGGCGAATAAGGCTCCACCTGCTCGATGAACGGCGCGAGCAGCGCGTCAACCTCGTCAGGAGTGTGGGAAAAGACGGCAACATTGAAATGAGACATTATATTTTCCTCCTCGATTATGGTAGGTCGTATCATCGCTCTTATCCAGTGGTGTGGCAAGTAGAGATTCAGGGGCAGTAATTGTCAGTTGTAGACAATTATGTCGCCCGCAATCCGCGACCGCGCTGCTCTGTTCGGGTGAGCGTGGCGATCTCCACCGCCAGGTCGTGGATATCCTGATCGCTCCTTATGTAGAAGCTGTTACCGGTCAGGTTCACGCTGCTCTGCGAGTGGAAGGTCTGGCGATTGTCGTTGCGCGTGTTTCCGGCAACGATCCCGCCCTGCGCTTCCTCGGTGAGATAGCGGGCCGCATTGCGAATAATTCTCGCCTGTTCCTTCTGTCCTGCGAGGAAGCCTTCGCCCATGCCCTTCATGGCCATAAGGCCGACTTCATCCCGGAACACGCCGGATGGCGAGTGGATGGCCAGCGCCGCCTTCGCCGCTGCCAGTGCGGATCGCGCCGCCGTGACCGCCGCCTGTATGACCGCGGACTGGCCGGAGCGAATACCGGAGGCGATGCCGCTGGTGATGGCCGTTCCGATCCCTCTGGCACTGCTTGTTACAACCGATCTCTGTGCAGCCAGCGAAGCGGAAAGGGCTGCCATGAGATTGGAAGCCGTCGTGCTACTGTCGCCCGCAAAGCTGTACTGCGTCATGCCCTGACCGACACCGGCAGATACATCGTTGCCCAGCGGCACCATGCGCTGGGCCGGGGACTGGCTCTGGAGGGAACCGCGATAGGCTCCTTCCAGATTGTCGGCTGCGGTGCCGGCATCTCTTGAGAAGTCATACTGCCCAAGTCCCTGGCCGACGCCCGCGCTGGCATCGTTGCCAACCTGCGGCATTGCAGTGGCAAGCGCACCCTTGATGCTCTCCATGATCGTCGTGGCGTCGCCCTGCCAGTCGTAAGCGGCCATGGCGTCGGCGATCCCTTGAGTTACAGGATTGTCTTCACCCATGACCTGGTCTGCTACTGCAAGCAGATCATAGATCTTCTGAAGCTCCGCCGCATAGCTCTCCATCTGCGCAGTATCGAGATTCCCACTGCTCAGCGCGGCCATGAGCTGGGCCGCTTCCTGACCGATGTTGGCGATGTCCTGATCGTTCAGATTCTGCAGCTGCTGATCGAGCTCTCCGAGCGTCGCGCCGACTTCCATCTCCATCTGACCCGACATGCTAAAGTCGCCCGATGCCTTGAACTCCTCAACCTTTCCCCGCAGGTAATCCACGGTATCGGCGAGATTCAGTATCTGTTGGACGTCATCGTCTGTGGAACTGAAGAGGTGTATCGCTTCGAGGAATCCGTTGCCCTTGCCGATTTTGTCGCCCATCTGCTCAATGGACTCCTCCACAGCTTCGGGCGTACCAATCTCCGGCATGATGAGCACGTGCAGCGCCCCGTCCGCGTCATAGGCGATGATGGTTTCGGCGGTCAGCTTTTCGGCAGGGACGAGATTGACAGGGATTTCCTGACCGTTATAATAGAAATGGGCGTCCTCCGCGTCCAGCACG